CGCCATTTACAACATCAACCGCCCGCTGTACATCTTCAATTATGGATATATCACCGCTTGCGTTAATAGCAATATTCTTATTTTCGGGAATTAGTCCCATACTGTGTGCCAAATCATTTGCTTGCTTTGTAACTACGTCCAGCGCTCCCGCTTCCGACGCTTCTTGGATTGACCTAAAACCGTTTTGCAGTAATGCGGCTTTTGTGGCTATCTCATTTGATGACGCACCGAATTTTTGCATATCCGCAGTATAATTTGATATGAAATTATTCAGCGTGTCCCCTCCGGCTTGCCATACATCATCAAGACTACTTTGTCCCGTTTGAACGAGAGCCGCCGTTGTCGCCCAATCACTCATTGACAAATCAGCATTTTTAACCGCAGTAGTGATATGCTCTAACCCTTGCTCGGTGTCACCAAACTCCATTTCCAACAAACCCGCATTTGCCAACTCACGCATTGTCTTTTCATATTCAGCCATAGTAGCTTCATTTTCAGAAATCAACGTGTTGTTGTTTGTTAGATTTTTTTCAAGTTCTTTCGACCAATCCTCTATTGCAGTACTGTTTAACAATGCTTCTATCGGAGAATTTTTAAAATTCGGATTGCCTGTTGCTTCGGACAGTTCATTGAATTTGTTATTAAATTCTTCTTGCGAAACACTGCCTTTGTCATATGCGTCTTTTAGCATTAATAGTTCACTTCTGTAATCCGCTGTTGCTTGTTGCTGTTTATACAGTTCTCTGCTTGATTTAGCGTCTTCGTAATCATCTTTTTTGTTGTTGCCGTAATCGGTTAAATCCGGAATATTCTGCTTCGCCTCAAGATAATTGACACGTTTCATTTTTTCGATTGCCTCGTCAAGTTCAGCGTCATTTACACTGATGTCCATATCGTACTTCTCGGCCAACAAATTCTTGATTTCCTCAATTCGTTGTTTGGACTGTTGTAGTGTTGTTTCATCAGTGTCCGGATTATTAACTACTTGTTGTAGGTTTCGTAACTCCCATTGTAGACTGTTTAAATCACGTGCGGCATCTGCATAGCTTTTTGTTTTATTAGATAATTCATCACCGCCACGTGACCAATCCTTGCTGTATTCCTCATATTTGCGTGCCGCCTTATACAATACAACCGTAGCTGTTGCCATTGCACCTAAACTCAGCACCGCCGGTCCTGCCACCGCGCCGATACTCGCCAACGTTGGTGCAAACTTTGCCAATGCTCCGCCTGCTGAAAATGCCTTTTTGATGTTGCCTACTGCCTCAACGGTGTTACCCGCCCATTTGATTAGTCCTGCCGAACCTTTTGTTATCGCCCCCATTGCAACGACAGTCGCTCCGGCGGTAATTATGTTTTTCTTTTGCGCGTCGTCCATTGACGCAATTTTTTGTGTGTACTGCGACACGCCGTTTGATACATCAACAATAGTCGGCAACATTAAATCACCGAATGAACGTGCAATTTCAACAACGTTATTCTTTGCAACTGACAATTTACTCGCTGTTGTTTCAGCCTTGGCGTCAAATTCTTCTTGTAGTGCCGTATTTTCTTGATATGCGGTGTTTGACCTTTCGACGCTCGCCGTAACTAAATCATAGCCATTGACTAATGCCATCATAGCCTGTATATCCTGCGTATTGTTTATGCCTAAATCATCTAACGCAACCGTTAGATTTTCGGCTGATTGCAAGCCTTTCAACAGTCCGTTAAACGCACCGGAGCTGTCAGTGTTCCACTGCTCTTTAAATTCTTTGGCACTTTTACCGCTGTACTTCGCAAATGCCTTTAAACCTTCACCGCCGTTTGCAACCGCTTTTTCGATAGATAGCCACGTTCTGCCTATCGCACTACCGCCCATTTGTGCCTCAATGCCTAATGAGGACAGTGCGGCAGAATAGCCCAACACGTCCGCCGCTGACATTCGTACAGATGAACCGTATTTACCCATACGCAGTGCCATTGACGCAATTTCCGATTCAGTTGTAGCACTATGGTTACCCAAATCAACGATTGCACTGCCGATATTACGGATTTCATTTTGTCCGACACCCATAACATTCTGAAAACGTGCCAATGTTGCGGCACCCTCTTCGCCGACAAGGTTTGTGGCTGTACCCATTTGCGCCATTACCTCGGTAAAATCAACGATATTATCGGTTGTAATACCTAACTGACCGCCTGCCGCCGCAAGTTCGTTTAATTCTGCCGTTGTCTGTGGAATGGCCGAATGTCCGTTGACACCTGTCGTGGACATCTGTATTATCTTTTGACGAATGTCCTCTAATTGTTCAGGCGTGCCGTCAACGGTTTTCTTAACATTCGCGAAATTGTCCTCAAATTGGACTGCCGCCACTGCTGATGCAGCACCTAAACCCAACGCCGCCGTTGCGGCATACTGTATCGGTTTTGTGATTGTATCAATACTTTCGCCGACTTCTTTTAAACCCTTTCCGGTCTGTTGCCACCTCTCGGCATTTGCGACTTTTTCGGCAGCTTTTACTCCCTTTTCGTATTCTTCATACTGTTTTGTAGCTTGGCTGACTGCTGTTTGTGCGTCCTCGTACGCCTTTTTACTGTTAGTTAAATTATTCTGTTGCTCTTGGATAGCCGAACTTACTTTTTTGTGTTGCTTTTCCAATGCGTTCAATTCAGTAGTAGTCCACTGTATAGCGCGTTGATTGTCCATATAGGCCGTACTACCCTTGTTGACAATTTTATTTGCGTTTTCTAATGTGTTTATCTCATTTTTTTTCGCAGAAATCATATTTTCAATGCTTGACTTCTGCATTTTCAACGCATTTACATTCTTGTCTACAGATTTAACGTTATCTTCATATGCTTTTTTAGTTTCTTGCAGTGTTTTACGGCTTTTTGCTATAGTGCTTTCAGTCGTCTTTAGCTGATTATTGTATTTTTCTAAACTTTTTGTTCCGGCTGTACCGCTACTCGCCTGTATATTCGCAAAATCCGCAAGTTGATTTTTGGCACTGCCTAATGTAGCCGCCAAATCCGACGCGTCACCCGTTATTCGCACTGTAATTTCGCCTATATCTGCCATTAAAACACCTCCTAATTAACCAAAAACAGCCCGCAAATACGGGCTGTCGGCTACTGTTCTGTTATTTTGCGTTGTATTTCCGCCGCTGTTATTGTTTTCTTCACTCAATGCGTCCAACATTTCAAATAACACTGTCGGATCTTGCCTGCCTACCACGTCGGGCATTAAATGATGTGCTTTAAACATAACAGCGTAAATATCTCTTAGTTTTTCTCTGTTTTCTTGTCCGCTGTCACTGTTTCCGGTTCTTGCGGACTTTCGACGTTTTTTCTTGTCATATTCTCAATATACCATATCCACGCTTGCTTACACATTTGCATTTTTTCGGCAGGATTTCTGTCTAACACATCTTGTGTTGCCTCTGTTCCCTCAAATAGGTGGTCTACTGCTCCACCACATAGTCTGCCGATACTGTCCGTTTCCCTTGTAACGTGAATTTCCTGTATTAAACACATAGCCTCGAAATCGAACGGCTTTGATACGTACTTTTTCTTTCCCTCTGTAAACGATAAAACTTTTTGCATAATATATTCCCTTTCTTAATACAAATTTAGGGACACTAAAACTAATTAGTGTCCCCTCTTTTAATGATTTTATGTCGTAATTATACTGTCTGTGATTGTTCCTTTTTTAACTGTTCTGCCGTTGGCTTATACTTCATATCCTCAAACCACTTTGTAGCAATTTCAGCCTTGCCCTCTGCTGTCAAATCTGTATCATCAATGTAATAATACATATCGTCATTGTTATCCGGTGTGACCGCTGTAAATGTCGCCTTGGCTGTTTGGTGGTCTACACTTCCGCTTGACGGTTTTGTTTTACCGCCAACGTTAGACGCAAAACTGTATTTACCCTTGTAGGTTCTGAAATATCTGTACGAACCGTTGTTGTGTTCTGTTCTCCACGCTACACCAAAATACGGTGCCTCTGTCTTGTTATTGACTGCGATACCGCCGACTTCGTCGACTTTCAAACCACGCCACATAGCGTCTACCTGTGGTGGAATATCTGCATTTTCGATGTCGTGTCCCGGTTTTTCAATATATGTGCTGACTTCGTATGCGTTATTATCAGCGTCGAACGTATCACTGTTACCGCTGTCGGTTGGTGTGATTTGAACAGTACCCGGCAACGTATAGCCTGTGCCGTAGGTTAGCTCTGTCACTGTATCTTGGTCAACCTTGAAAAATGTATATTTGTCAACACCTATTGTTGTCGACGGTTTTTTAACTACTGTATTTTCATTTGCCATTTTTTAAATCCTCCTAAAAATATACTTGTTTTGAAAATCTCATTGATTTGTGTCTTACGCCGTTTTCGGGTGGCATATCTCGCGACAATTCACGATACCACCCTGCCGCCTGCATAGCTGTATCAACCTGTATCGCTATTCGACTGCATTCACCGCCGCCGTTCGTCCATATGTCTATTGATACAGCTGTGTTTTGTGCCTGTTCCGCATTGTCATAGCAAAAACCTGTCGTTGTCGTATTTTCATAATAGCTGATAACGGGCAGTTCCTGTTTTTCGTCCGGGTGATAAAAACAAACGGTGACGTCCTCTAAATTCATAGATACTAAAATATTGCGGATAATTTTATTTACGTCTACCATTCAGCTTTACCCCCTTTAACATCACTTGCAATCCCATATTCCAATCAGCTACATATGTGACTTCGTAGGTTTTTGTATCTGTTATCAGATACGCACCAACCGTTATATCGGAATTACGGGGACAATAAAACACATACTGACAATCAATTTGCAGTCCGTAATCTTTTGACGCCATATCCCCGCTGTACGGTTGTAAATCGCCTGTGACGGTACTTTTTTCTATGATGTCGTATGTGTTTTCGTAATCGTCATAATTTCCTTTTACGGCGATTTTTGCCGTTGTGTTATCAAACACGCTAAATATGTTATTAAACACGCTATTTTTGTTATTAGACGTGCTAAATGTGTTCCGATAGTTTTCGTTTGCTGATGTCACTTGGCAAAAACCCCCTTTTACAGCGGTACGGTCTTAAACGTGATTCGTAT